GCTGTACGGCTGCACCGGGACCCCCAACGAGGGCATCAAGGCTGACCCTGTGAAGCAGGCGAGGATGATCCGGGAAGCAGAAGAGAACGACCCCATGCTCCGGGGCCGCACCATTCTGGGCGTGGCCGATCCGGCTATCTTCAACGAGAGCCAGGGCGAGAGCATTGCCATGATGCAGGAGAAGAGCCCGAACTTTTTGCACTGGGCACCCGGCGATCACACCCGGCTGGCGGGCAAGATGCAGTTCCACTACCGGCTGGCGTTCCAGGCGGACGGGAGGCCCATGCTGCAGGTGTTCAACACATGCAAGCACTTTATCCGCACCATCCCGAACCTGGTATACAGCGAGAGCAACGTGGAGGACATTGACACCGACCAGGAGGATCACATCTACGACGAGTGCCGGTATGTGCTGATGGAGAATCCCCTCAGCCCGCCCCGGACAGAGCCGGTGCAGCCCATGCCGGATGACCCGCTGGAGCTGGGGAAGAAAGCGAGGTTTTTTAGAGTATGACCGACGTGATCGGCACAGAGCAGGTGGCGAAGGCCACGGCGCTGTTACAGAGATACAAGACCGGCAAGGCGGCGCTGGACAAGCGGATCGTGGACAACGAGCTGTGGTTCCGGATGCAGCACTGGGCCAACTACAAAAACGAGATGATGGAGGGCAAGCCCAAACCTTCCAGCGGGTGGCTGTTCAACAGCATTGCCAACAAGCACGCGGATGCCATGGACAACTACCCGGAACCCAACGTGCTGCCCCGGGCAGCGAACGACGAACAGACCGCCAAGGTGCTTTCCAAGATCCTGCCGGTGCTGCTGGAACAGGCAGAATACGAGCAGGTGTACAGCGACACCTGGTGGCGCAAGCTCAAGCAGGGCACCGGCGTGAAGGGCATCTTCTGGGACCCGGGGTTACGGAACGGCGTGGGAGACATCTCCATCAAGAGCATGGATCTGCTGATGATGTACTGGGAGCCCGGCGTGATGGACATCCAGGACAGCCCCCACCTGTTCAGCCTGGCGGTGGCCGACAACGAACAGCTGAAGGCCCAGTACCCCCAGCTGGAAGGCCACGCCGGCAGCACGCTGGAAGTGGCAAAGTACATCCACGACCAGAGCATTGACACCTCGGACAAGAGCGTGGTGGTGGACTGGTACTACAAAAAGGCCCGGGAGGACGGCCCGCCTCTGCTGCACTACTGCAAGTTCTGCAACGGCGTGGTGCTCTACGCCAGCGAGAACGACCCGGCCCTGGCCGAGCGGGGCTTTTACGACCACGGGAAATACCCCTTTGTGTTTGACCCGCTGTTCATGGAAGAGGACAGCCCGGCGGGCTTTGGGTACATCGACGTGATGAAGGACACCCAGACCGCCATTGACGAGATGAACGCAGCCATGGACGAGAACGTGAAGCTTTCGGCCAAGGCGCGGTATATCATCCAGGACGGGGCGGGCATCAACGAGAAGGAGCTGGCCGATTTCGGCAAGGACATCGTCCACGCGGCAGGGCGGGTGACGGACGAGACCCTGCGGCCCTTACAGACAGCGGGGCTGGCGGGCAACCTGATCACCTACCGGGACGCGAGAGTGGCGGAGCTGAAGGAGATCAGCGGCAACCGGGATGTTTCCCAGGGCGGCACCACCAGCGGCCTGACCGCGGCTTCTGCCATTGCGGCGCTGCAGGAGGCTGGCTCGAAGCTCTCCCGTGATATGCTGAAAAGCGCTTACCGGGCCTTTGCAAAGGAGTGCTATTTCATCATCGACCTGATGCGGCAGTTCTACGACGAGAGCCGGGTCTACCGCATTACCGGCGACAGCGGCCAGCCGGAGTATGTGCAGTTCTCCGGGGCAATGCTGCAGCCCCAGCCGGTTGACATGATCGGCGGGGTGGAGCTGGGCAGCCACGAGCCGGTGTTCGACATCACGGTATCGGCTGCCAAGAAGAGCACCTTCAGCCGCCTTTCCCAGAACGAGACGGCAAAGGAGTGCTACCAGATGGGGCTGTTTGCCCCGGCCAACGCTGACGCGGCGCTGGCGGTGCTGGACATGATGGACTTTGAGGGCATCGAAAAGGTGCGGGAACGGGTGCAGCAGAACGGTACCCTGTACACCCAGCTGCAGCAGGCCATGGAGCAGCTGCAGAAGCTGAGCGCCATCATTGACCAGCAGAACGGCACCAACATGAGCGCCATGGCCGGGGCCGCTGCACAGGCGGCCGGAACCACGGGCGGCGGCAGCGGCGGACAGACCACCGCAAAGACGGCGACTAACGGCCTGGGGGCTGTGGTGGGCGGCGGAGGCAACAGCCTGGCCACCCAGGCGGCAAAGCGGGCCATGAACGTGAATAATCCGAATAAGTGACCCTCTTAGCGCGCAATGCACCTGCGGTGCAGTTGCTTGCAGCTCCCACAAAGGGCAACGGCGACGACCGCCGCCAGTGGTGGATTGAGGGAGGAGCTGTTGGGGCCGCGGCCAGCAAGACACAAGCACAATACTTTGTGCGAAGTGGATGCTGGGAGCCGCAACCCGATAGCCCTGTTTAGAGGAAATTTTGGAAGGAGCGATAGAATGATCCAGATCACTTACAACGAGATGGGAGACATGATGTTCCTGCGGGCCGAGGGGCACGCGGATTTTGCACCCAAGGGGCAGGACATTGTATGTGCTGCCGTGAGCGCGCTGATGCAGACGCTGGCCTACAGTCTGGACAGCGGGACCGTGACCTGTGCCGATGACCGGAACCTGATGGTGGTACAGGCAAAGCAGGGCACTGACAGCCTGGCAAAATTTGAGCTGGTGACAGACGGTCTGATCCTGCTGGCGGATGCCTACCCGGAGCATGTGCGGTACATCAACATGCACGCAGACAAGGCGGATGCGATTGATTTGCAGCTCTTTGCAGACGGGGGCACAGGTGCCAACGGGGACGGAACCTCTCAGTCGCCTGGTGGCGACAGCTCCCCTAGTATGGGAGCCAAGACGACGGGTGCGAACGGGGAAGGCAATGCCATTGAGCTGCCCGCCCTGCGGCCGGCAGAAGAGCGGCTGGCCCGGCGGAGCGGGGTGCTGAAGCGGAGCAGCCGGGAAGAGGGCTCACCCTCTCAGTCGGCGCAGAGCGCCGCCAGCTCCCCCGAGGGGGGAGCCCTTGGCAGTGAGGAAAAGTCTGAGCTGGACGAGGAAGCGGCAGAGAACCAGAACGAAGCCGAGGGCAAGGACGGCGAGGAGAAGGGCGAAGGCAAGACCAAGAGCCCGGAGGAGAGGCGGAAAGCCTTTGGTGAGCTGCTGCGCGGAGAGTATGCCGACCTGACCGAGGAGCTGATGCAGAACGCCGTGACCGAAGCGACCCGGCGGCTGGAAGCAAGCCCGGCCATGAAGGGCCTGATGCAGGCGCTGCAGGAAAAGTACGGCACGGATGCCAACGATCTGGTGGCCCTGACCGAGGCTGTGCGGAACGGCGCGGTGAAGGATGATGCCTACTACGAGAAACTGGCCATGGAGAAGGGCGTTTCCACCAAAACGGCCCGGGAGCTGGACAAGCTGGAAAGCCAGAACAAGCAGCTGACCGAACAGCAGCAGCTGATCCGGCAGATGGAACGCCAGCGGGAACAGCAGGCCCGCATTGCAGAGCTGCAGGCCGGATGGGACCGGGAAGCGGAGCAGCTGAAGGCCCAGTATCCCGACTTCAACATGGCTGAGGTGCTGGCGAACCCGGAGGTGGAGAAGATGATGCGGTCGGGCGTTTCTATGACAAACGCCTACCGCAGCGCCTACTTTGATCACATCCTGAAACAGCAGCAGGCCGCCACGGCCCGGCAGGTGGAGCAGGGCGTGGTGAACCGGATGCAGCAGCGCAACGCCCGGCCCGGCGAGAATGGCACCCGCCCCGGCAGCGCGGTGCAGACCAAGATCGACGTATCCCACATGAGCCGCAAGGAAATGGAAGAGATGGAGAGGCGGGCCATGCGGGGTGAAGTTATTACACTGTAAACCTCTCACCGGCACTGTCTGCCTACGGCGGCGCAGATGCCGGAGCACCCCTACTAGGGGAGTCGTGAGTAGAGGAAAATAAATTTTAGGAGGAAGCTATGAACAACAGAACCAAGAACCTGAAGCTGGATCTGCAGATGTTTGCAACGGCCAGCACCCAGAACCAGAACGCCACCAGCGCATCCGGCATGAGTGCCGAGATGAAAACCTTTTACGAGAAGCGCCTGATCGACCAGGCAGAGCCTGCCCTGGTGCATGACCAGTTCGGCGACCCGTATCCCATTCCGGCCAACGGCGGCAAGAACATTGAGTTCCGCAAGTATGACAGCCTGCCCAAGGCCACCACTCCGCTGACCGAGGGTGTGACCCCGGACGGCCAGACCATGAACGTTTCCACCGTTACCGCTGAAGTCAGGCAGTACGGCGGCTGGGTGCCCATTACCGACACGCTGCAGCTGACTGCAATTGACAACAACATCGTGCAGGCAACCAAGATCATTGCCAGCCAGGCGGGCCGCACCCTGGACACCATCGTGCGTGATGTGCTGGCGGGCGGCACCAACGTGATCTATGCGCCCAAGATCGGCGAGGGCGGCGCGGAGACCACTGTGA